AAAAGTAACTGGATTATATCTTTGTAAATAAGTATGAGATGTTAAGTTTGGTGGTGATACACCATCATATGTACTTCTAGATAAGTATATATCACAAGTATGATATTCTACTGCTAAACCATATTGGAAGCCACCACCTATAACAGAAGTCCAAGTTGTTCCAGTTGAATTTGTTTGTTTATATGTTGAGTATAAATAACCACCGTCACAAGCATAAACATTATTGTATTTCAATGTTGTGCCACTAACTTCATTACCATAACCAACACCATATTCATTTGAAGCATATGCACGGGCATAATATGTTGTTCCTCCACTTAAATTAGTTATTGTTGAAGTAAAAGAAGTTGAACCTGTTCCAACACTTGTTTTACTATCCGAAATTGTCGGAGAACCCGTTGTGTTATAACAAATACCTTTAGATAGTGTGTTATTTATATTTGTTAAAGTTAAATCAACTGATGTACCAACTAATCCACCAACACTATCTCTTGTGATATTAGATCGTTCTTGAAAAGGTAAAAATAAAAATGGTTGTGTTCCTAATGTATCTTTAAAGATTTTGAAGTCTTTAATTTTGAAATTTGCTTTTGGTGTGGCAGAAGTTCCAATAGATAACGCAATTTGTGTAGTATCATTTGCGATATATGTACAATCAACACCAGCAGGTTCATTGGTTGTATTAATACTACCATCTGAATTATAAGATGTAAAATAAAACTTAGTGCCATCACCTTTTAAAACAACTGTATAACGACCACCAACAGCATTTGAACATATCAACAAGGAATTAATAGCAAGTACACCAGAACCATTAGATATGAATAATCTTAGTGATGTACTAAGTTGTATCATTATGCCGAAAGCGGATGTACCATAGCCAGTATTTATCATTCTTGCTGCTGTTGTGGAAACGGGTGAATATTCAAATTCCATCCTAAATATTCCTGAGTTCATCCAACCGAATGTAGAAGATGTACCAATATTCATCACAGATGAAACACCATCAAAATAACCCCATTTAGTATAACCTTCCAATATATTTGACCCACCTAATGTCGCACCAGTAAATGATATATCTGTCATCTCTGATGTTACTAAAGTTGGTAGATAAGGTAAGTTGTCAATAAATGCAGGATTTCTACTCATTTTCTTTTTTATATTGTTTTTTCATTTTCTTGTCATATTTCGCCTTCAAATAATCGAGAATAAGTTTCACACACCAACCAACCATTGCACCAAGAGCAGCATAACACATAACCTCTATAATACCAATACCAGTAATCATTCCAAGTGTAAGACCCTTAAATCCACCAGCACCAGCGCCAAAAGATACAGGAAACAATGTATTCAATCTTTCATTCATATTTGTTTAATTTATTTTTTAAAGACGATGAAAACGACTATAGGGTCCTGAACATATATCTCCTGATGTATCACCTAAATACCAACCATTATGTGCGTAAGCACTTTCAGTGTCAGGTTCAATTGTATCATCATATGAAGTATGATTCAAATAAAGTGGATATGTTGTTTGGTATCTCAATAAAAACTTTGTCAATCTTTCAGAATAAAATTCTGCCTTGTTTAGAAAATCTGCTTTTCTTTTTGAAAGATATTCTTCTGAAATAGGTGTTGAATTTTCACTATTCTGTATTAATATACTTTTATTCGTATATTTAGCATATAAATCATCCATTGATTCGTAAATCGAATAGTATAATAACATCGGTTGAATATAATCTTCAACCAAAGTTGTATATTTGCTTTGTATAAATGTTCCACCAGTTAAATCAAAATCATTCAAAACATCTTCATATAAAGCAGAACCTAAAACCTGCTGAATATAAATATCTTGAGCTTGAAATATGTTTGTCTTGATAAATGTCTCCTCGACATTGGACATAATAGTGGATCTTTCTTTTACATAATCGCAATCAATTAAAAGTATCGTCAAATTATTCATTTGTTTCTTCTGTTATTTTTTCACCAGTTTCAGTGGTTTCATCTTCAATAACTTTTTCATCATTTTCATTTGTTCCATCATCATCAAGTGCTTCCATTCCAAAAACAGCACGGATTTCATTTTTACTCATCACTTGAGTCATTAAACCAGTATCATATAACATTATAGATGGTGCTGAATTAATTATATTTAATTCTTTTAATCCATTTATATCCATAATTTTATTATACCATCTCAAAAGAAACTGTTGATTTTTCTCAACATAGTTATTCATAAAGATTGAATTAGCATCTACATATTCTTTTCCACCACCCAACGAACCAGCTTTTTCTAAACCAGCAATCAATCTTGGCATCGAATGTGCCATTACTACTGATTCTTTAACTGCTTCTGTTAAAGTCATATATTGTTTATCTAAATCAGAAACAGATGTTTGTGTGATAGTTGGTGCTTGTTGTTCTGAATCCAAAAAGAATACAGCTGGTGTTCCAGCATTTTTTGAACCTTTATATTTATCTGTAAGTGCTTTCATTACAAAATCTTGTTCTTCTGGTGTAGGAATTGGTCCCCTAAAAGTAATTATAATTCCAGGTTGAAAATTATTTGTAATACAAGCATTATGAAATATACTAATTTCATATAATGTATTTATATCGTTTATACCACCAATATAAGAAGGCATTGGATAGTAATAGTTTGTAGGTGAATATTGTTTACAATAAAGAATCTGTGTTTGTTTTTTATCACCAAAATCTGAGAAAGCAGGAAATCTTTGTGTATCAGATATTCTTGTATATTTAGTCCATTCTTCACAATAAAAGTATTCTTCTATTTGATTCATTTTATTTGCTTTACCAGAACGAATGTTTTGAAAAGGACAATGATATATTTCAGCAATGTTTTTCTTATCTTTCGCCCAAATTATCTGAAAAGCAAAACCACCAAATATCTCCAAGTCCCAATATGTTTTCTGTAATAAATCATCCATACTTTCATATGGATTTGGGTTTTCTAAAAACTTATCTGTTTTTGAATTTGTTCCACCATCATATGTAAATCCTTCACCACAACCCATTTTAACTTTTCTATCCAAAATTGCTGTGTGTAAAGAACTTTGTATTGAAAGGTCTAACACATAATTTGGAAATTTGTTGTCTGCTCCCCATCCTACTATTTCACTTTTTCGGTCAACCGTTATACTAGGTGCAGTTTGTGCAGCTAATTGTACGAAACGAAAATTAATTTTCTCACTCATTTATTTATTTTTATTTTTTCTTATAAGAAACCCATTGATTTGCAGGTTTCGTATATTCTGTAGTTGTTATTTGTTGTTCGCCTTGAACTAAACATAATCCTCTTTCTACTTCAGTAGTTCCATTATATATATAGTATTGGTAATAACCATTCTGCGGTAAATAAATAAAAGCATTTGTTTTATTTTCAAGTGCCTTTGTAGTCAAAGTAATATAGAATTGATTATATCTATCTCTATATGCCGCTGTTGAATAGTCAGTTAAAGTAATACCAGAATATATTTGATTTGTTGTTTCAGAAATTAGTTTAAGATACCAAGTGCCACCAGTTGTTGTTGTGTCTATGGTTGCTGTTACTGCTATTGTGTTTCCACTATTCTGTTCTAAAATTATCATTAAAGATTCTTTTGTTTTTTATATAATACAAAAAAAGTTGAAAATGATTATACAACTTTTTTATTTTTTAATAATATAATATATGTAAGTTTTTCGTTCTACAAAGTTCATATGTATTTTTCCAAAAAAAAAGCCACCCAGAAATGAGTGGCTTTTTTATTTATCAAAGATTTGTTTAGTCAGCAACTAAACCATCAATTATTGTAGATGATACAGCGTATGCTGGAGCTGGTTCTTGTCCAGTAATAGTTATAGACCAACCTGCAAGATCATTTAACAATGTACCTGATTGATTGCTTCCACCTGAAACTTCAAGACCATTCTGACTTCCTAATAACCAATATGATTCATTTTTGTCTCTTACTATTGCTATAAGGTTATTTTGACCTAAAACATAGATAGCATTTCTTTTATCTATATCATTTTTAGCGGTTACATAAGTAATCACTTGTTCATAACCAATCGAACCGTTTTCAATAGTTGACATAATGTTTTCTACATAGTTACTTGAGTTTTTGTTTGGAACAAAGGTATAGAAGGTTGCACCAGAGATACCAGTTACGGTACCATTTGATTCAGACATCCATTCTAGTGCGGTATATCCTGTTGGATAAGCAGCTAAATAAATTTCTGAAATCCCCCCTGCGTTTGAGCGACATCCCTTTGATATTCCACTTGTTATATTACAACTCATAATTTATTTGTGTATTATTTTTTGTTAGATTTCTCTAAAGGGTTTGTTTAGTACATGTTATGAATACATTCATTACAAAAAGCAATTTGGGTTCCAAGTTTCCAATATGATTTGTACCATATAAGATCAGTAACTTCATCAAACACATATTTTGCATAAGATTCTTCGTTGATTTCATCAACACCAATGTAAAGGTTTTTATCCCATGTAAGAATTACATAGTTACTTCCAGCTAAACCAGGTTCAGCTTTAACTTTGATTTGTCCTTCATAACCGAAGTACCAAGTTTCCATTGCGCCAAGTTGTTCTGATTTACTATCATGATAGTAATTAGATGCTAATCTGTTTCTTTTATACATGTTGTAAATAGGAACAGAGGTATGAATTGTTAAAATACCTCTTGACCACATAGCGTCAGTGATATTTTGAACGAAATCAAGAAATACATCATCAACATTACTTTCAGTAATAGTAACACCAGTATAAGTATCAAGTGAAATTGCACCTGTGCAACCAGAAAGGTTTTCGAACCAACCATCTATTAAACCAGATGTACCTAACCAAAGGTCAGCTTCAATTTGGTTTTTAGTTTTAGCGGTGATGTCTGCTGTTAAAACTGATTCCACTTCTGGACTCATTTTATCAAGCATACTACCTGGAACTAAAGGTAAGTTTTTCTTTTGTAAATCTTGAACACAGAAGTTTTTCTTAACTCCGTAAGTTGCTACTGTTATGTTCTTTTCTGTGAATACTGTTGCACCAGAATTATCTAATGAACAAGCACCTGCTTGGAAATAAACATCAGTATCTAAGATATTTAATGGCTCGATATATTTAATACCAGTTTGGATTGAATAATCTGCCATACTGTCACTGAATAATACACCTTCTCTTAAAAGCTGGGTTGCTTTTGCGGTATAGTCAGTAAGTGAGGAAACTGTAAATGCCATAATTTTTTAATTTATTTTTTTAATATGAAAGTCCTCTTTCGGTTCTTTCAGATTTGATTTTGTCATGCATTTGTTCTGCAAATGTAGTTTTCTTTGTTTTTTTCTCAACCTGAATTGGTTCAGATGCTGGAGTTTGTGACAATTCAACCTCCAAACTTTTAATCTTTTCGTCTTTTTCTGTAATTTGTTTTGAAAGGGTTTCGATTTTTTCTTCTGTTTCTTTTAACGCTTTTTCTTTGGTTGTTAAAAGTTCATCTATCAACTTGATTCTTTCTTCAAGTTGGTTTAATCTATCTCCCATATTAACTTCTGTCTCAGCAGGTTCTTGCGGAGTTTCAGCAGGTATTTCAAGAGGTGTTTCAGTGAAAAGGCCTTTAATTTTTTCAAGTATTTCTTTAGTTTTACTCATATTAAAAGATTTATTTTTTATATAAGAATACATATTGAATAGTAAATGATTAATTTTTTTTATCATCTATATCTAATTCTTTTAGTATATCTTTAATTTTATTAAGTATGATTTCGTCTTCTGTAAGTTCAACTTTTTCTGGTTCAACTTTTTCTGGTTCAACTTTTACTTCTTCTTTACTATATTTATCATATTTGGTAGAAAAATAACCTTCCAAAGAATAACCTTTTACTTTACCTTCTTTAATATAGTTATTCCATATTTCATCATTATTTACTTTCATAGAACACATCCAAGTTCCTTTTTGTACTTCATATCCTAATACATTTGCTTTATCATTTTTAGGATCTTCGACTATCCAACTTTCAACCAATGAAACATCATTCACATTCATATTATGATCCAATGTTACATTTGAGTTTTTATTTTGAATTAAGAATTGTTCAGATATTTTTTTAACTGTGTCTTCACTGAAAAATACATTGAACTCTTCACCTGTAAATGGATTCACTCGATATATTAGTTTATTAGGAACTAAACTAGGACCTGTGATTATTCTCTTTTCTTCAATAACTTTAGCAAAAATAAAATTATTATTTTTTGAAAACACCATCCAATTAAGTTCAATTGCTGGATATTCAACTAAACTTATTGCTGTACATCCATCAAAGTTTATGTCATCGATTGTTAATTCGTAATTTTTTAATTCTGTGAAATCTTTAGTTTTTGGCATAATTTTAATTTTTATTTTTTATATAATACATTTTTTAATCAAAATGATTAAACTATGTAATAATTTCCATCATAGGAAAAGAGATCGATACTATCATATTCATAAAGTGTTTGTCCTGAAACACCATCAATCAATCCATCAATAGCAATTATTAAAACTTCAGTACTTGTTATATTTTTTATTTTTATTTCATCATAAGATAAACTTGTTGGTAAATATACTGTGAAATTTGTTGAACCTGAACAAATTATTAAATCTATATTTGTTGTTGCTGTTAATGATGTATCTGCCGTTAGAATATTTTTTTGAATAGAGCCATTATACCAAATAGAATCATCATAATAAAGTATATCACCATTTGTTGGTGAAGTGATTGAAACATCTGTCAAACCAGATAAAGTTGTAATTGCACCAGCAGAAGTTATATAGGAATTACCTGATGAATCTTTCAAACAATCATTCATTATATAAGTGCATGAACTTGTTACTCTTATACCTTCTATGTTATTTGAAATTATAGAAACATTTTCTGTATAACCACCTATACCTGAACCAAGTTGATAAGGACAGAAAGTTGCTGCGGTATAATTTCCTTCTATATTTCTAATCAAAGGACCACTTCCACCACCAGCATACATAAACGAATATGTTTCTGTATGAATCATTGTTCTTGAACCATATATCCAAGTCTGTAAAGAAACTTGTGATGAATTGTAATCCATATATGAAAGTTCAGATTCATCAAAATATAATCTATGTCCTTGAACTGATATATCACCTGTTTCATTTGGATCCCAAGTCATTTTACCTTGCATAGTAAATGTTCCACGCATATCTACAGTCATACCTGTTGTATCACCAATATAGATTTTATTTGTTTCTGTTGAATCTGTTAAAGTTAAATCTTTCTTACCAATTAAAATTAAATTAGATATACCAGTTGAAACTGTTATATTCTCAGAACCTAAAACAGAAACACCATCAGTTTGTTTCTCAACATAGATGCCATTACTATTCATTATAGAAACATTTTTAGCACCTTCATCAATATAGTTTCCACTACCATTAATAAAAACTCCTTGTGTATTTGGTAAAACTATATTATCATTTCCAAAAACATTTATTGATGTGCCTGTGATTGGGTCATATCTGTATGATAAAGGTGTATAATTAAAATATGTAATTGCAGTTGAATCTGGGAAAGCAGTTGTGCCACTTGTTCCACCTGAATCATACCATATTGTGTATGTATATGAACTTGATTCTATTGTTAAATTACTGAAATTGACTACATTACCAGTTCCAAATATAGTTCCATTTATATTATCGGTTGGACCATCTACAATATTACCTGGAAAAGGCAATGGTGTTAGTCCTGCTATTTTTTTACCTTTATATTTTGTATAGTTATAAGTTACATCATCTAATTTAATCAAGACCATTTCTGTTAAAGCATCTGGTGTGATTCTCATTTCATTTATTAAAAAGTAACCTTCTCTATCAATATAAACCATTTTATTTAATTCAATCTGATTGATTATTGAAAATGGTAAATTAAATCTTGCTTTATATAATTTACTTTCACTTGAAAATACATCTGAAATAAACTGACCATAAAAACGATTAACAAGATTTTGATTTGAAATTGGTTTTATTGTTGTTACAAAAACTCTATCAGTATCAAACATATAATCATATGTATTCTCAAACTCATATGTTTGAGAAGAAGTGTATGGTGCAGTACTACCAGTATATAAAATACCATGTGGGTTTGGTCCCATATGCGTAGCAAAAGGTAAATTAAAATAAGTATAATTAAACTTATAGTAATGATTTGAATATAAAGTGTTTTTCAAATCATAATATAAAAATCTTGGTTCTATGTTCGTATCTGGAAATTGATTGAAAGAAACTTGTGTCCTAAAATAATCTTCTTTATAAACAGCAGAAAGAATTGGGTCGCAATATGTTCCACTAGAATAATTAAAGAAACTTGTTTGTAATTGAACTAAAGGTGCAGCAGCAAAAACATCCAATTTTATATCTACTTCTGTATCTGTTAATTCATTATCAGTTTCATATTTATATGAACCATATTCTTTATTATATCTATCTTTATAATATTTATTTAACCAAATATCATCATATTTATATGAAAAATTAAAAGTTTTATAGTTATTTACAAACTCTAATTCTTCCATAGTTTCATCTATATAATCAGTTAAAACAAAAGCATTTGTTCTGTTTATAAAATCATCATATGTTTCTAAATGATAATGATTCTTATTGTTAGCATCTGGATATATTTGTAAGTTAAACATTTTCATAATATCTAACAAGAAATCAGATTGTTTTATATCTTTATTATAAAAGAACTTATCCATCCAAACATCTATACCATTAACCCATTCATCATTAGTGTAAACTTTTACATAATTTGTATTTGTATAACCATAATGATATTTACCTAAATATGTTCCTGTTCCAAATATTTTTGGTGGGAATTGCCATTGAAAGAAAAATACATCATTTGCTTCAACTTCAACTTCTGGTGTATTAAATATAACATCAAAAGTTCCTGTTCCAATTGTAAATGCTGATTGTGACACTACTTCAAAGTTTTGTGATATAGCAACAGCTGCAGCAGATTGATTAATATGTGGTGCATCGGACCACTTTGATTTACAAAGTAATAAAAGTGCTTGTTGTCCAGTATGAATTAAAGTTGGTGTTTGTGTATATTTAAATTTGAAAGAAGATTCAAATCTTACCTTACAATCATATTGAAAACGAATAGTTGAATGTAAGAAATTTGTTAAAGTTATATTTGAGTCTGCTCTATCCGAATCTGTATATTTACTATCTACATATTTTTCATAAGTCCAAGTAATTGGTATGATTCCACAAGTGGACGGATCATCTCCATTTTGTGGGAGTGCTGGGTTTCTTACATATCGAACTAAATTGGTAATGTCCCAAGCATTTGGATTTGAATTTGTTCCACCACCCCATTGTGCTTCTAAATATCTATCCATATAATAATTCATAGCAGAATAACCAGAAGCAGTTAAGATTGAATTACCAGAAGAAACTTCATTTAAGTCATTACAGAAAGGAATAATAAACTTTGAAAACTCATCTGATTCTAAAAAAGTAGATTCATAAGAACAATCAGCATCAGCAAAAATCTTATCAATCAAATACTTTGCTTTTATACCAGGATATACATCATCACATTGAAAACCTATATTTGATATTGAATTGAAATCACCTAACCATCCTTTAGTGTTTTTTCCATAATCTACATAGGGGAAACCTATATTAGTATAGATTGCAGCATTATTATTAACACCAATTTGTTCGTAATAATATGTATTATAAACAAATGAATTACTTAAAGTAAAGTTTAATTCAGAAATATCCAAATCATACATATCTTTATCTTTTAAATTAGTAAAGAAAATGTTATTGTCTGCATAAGCAACACCTTTATATTCAATAGGTTTCTTATATTCTTTTATAACATCAGTCATTTCAAACCAACCATCTAATAAAAGATAGTTGTCAGCATATAAAAGTATAGGATATTTTTTAGTTGTATCAT